AGGATTTAAGAAAAGTCTACCGTTCTAAGTTGTTTAACCCTAACATTAATATCTCTAGAATCAAATCTTATTTGATATATTTGATCAGGTTCGGCAAATATGGTATCATCAATTAATTCAATCTCTTTTGTTTCTTTATCTATGTATCTTTGTGAAGTTTCAGATGATGAATATTGACCACCAACTTTATTATAGATTTTTAAATCAGAAAGTGTTATTACACCAGCACAGTTTTGTATTAATTTTCTAATGTCAGAAACATTTAAATTTTGTCCTAAATCTCTACTTGTTGGTTGCATATATGTTGAAATTTTATCAATAACATCTGTAATAATTTGAGTTTGTGATGTGTTATTTTCAATAACAATTGAAACTTCAATTTCTAAATCAATTACCTTTGCAACATCAATAGAGATGTAATCATTAACCATTCTATATTTTGAAAGGTAAGTGGCTAAATTTTGTTTTAACGCATTAGGTACAAGTTGTGTTAAATTACCATCTGAATCATATGATAAAATCTGAACAACAACTTTGTTATTATTTTCAGTTATTGCAACTTTTGCTGGTGCGCCAAACTTACCAGGCATTGTATCAATTAAAGATTTATAATCATTAACTGTTACTGCTCGTTTTTGTGCTGCAAAATTAAAACTAACCATATTTCTAACTTCTTCGGTTGTTGGTGGATTTGCCCCTCCAACTGCAGATGTCACGTTATTAACTTTTAATGATCTTACAACATTTGAGTTTATAATATCTGACGGACCGTTTACTGCTAAATCAACAGTCCCAATTTGATTTATTGATCCAACACCAACGTTAGATGAAATACCACCTCCAATTCTATATTGAACAAAAAGTGTTGTATTTGGTGTTACCGTTAAACCTAATCCGATGTTATTTTGATAATTTTGTAACTCTAATGGAACTCCAAGTCTAGCAAAATTTTGTAATTGTTGGTTTGGTGTTGTGGTTCCTCCACCAAATTGAATTTTCATGTAACCTTCCGGTGTATATTCAGTTATGAATCTATTGTCAGTTTTTAAATACCTTCCAACTTTTAAACCCGCTAAATCGGTAGGTTTTGTTGTATCTTCAATAAAAACGGTATCTTCAGCCAATGCATCAACCTCATACCATTTATTTTGTGAGGTAACAAAATCAGATGATGGTGGGGTTGATTGATATTGTGTCCCATCTTTTTGAATAATAGATGTGACAGTTAAAACATTTTTTTCAGGTAAAAAGAAATTAAAAAACGGAACAACCTCATTTGGATTAATTACTCTTTTAAAAACTTTTGTGACTCCATTAACTGCAACCTCTCTTTTAGTTATTATGTAACCAGTTATTTTATTGTTATTATCAAAAATTGGTATTTTAGTTCTATTAACAAAACCTTCATTATTATATTGTGTTGAAAAATCTATATCATAAACCGTTTCAAAAGTTGTTCCTCCACCATTAAATTGAGCTCCTGATCTTAATATTCCTAAATATCTTGTATCTTCACTATCACCAAAAGCCGGAACTTGTATTGACACATCAATTAATGCAACTGATGGTCTAAATCCGGGTATTTTTAACCCGTATGTTCTTGCTATATTGTATATTGATGATCTTTGTTGAGCATATTGTAAAACTGTTTCTTGAATACTTCTATCAATATGAAAATGTAAATTGTCTCCGATAGCAGCATTTAAATCCATCAATACGGAAAATATTGAAGCATCATTAAAATTTTGAATAACTTCGGGGTAATATTGTTGTGCGTAGTTAATTAAATCCTGTCTAAGACTTTCAAAATCCCTACTAGTATAATTTATTCTATTTGTTGCCATATTAGATGTTAATTATTATAAATTCTCTTGATCCAAAAGAACTATTATTATTTGTATAATCAATTCTTAGTTTTGCGGTATATTCATACGTTTCTGAACCCGGTATTTTATATATATCATTTTGACCCAATTGTTCATAATTTATTTCACCGGGTGCTTCATCAGATTGTAAATATGGTGTTACTGATATATTATTTACTATTAGATTTGGTATATATTTATCTACTTGTTCTTGTATTTCGGCCTTTATTCCTTCAAACGTTTCACCATCTAAAGGATCGAATATAAATTCATATATTCGTGTTCCAAAGTCTGGTAGAAAATACCTACTACCTTTTCTTGTTAAAATTAAATGTAATAAGTTTGTTCTTATTTCCTCGTCAGTTGTTTCTGATAATGAAAAATAATAACCTTTTGGGTTGTTTCTAAAAGGAAAATTTATACCATATGTTGTTCCATCTGCCATATTCAATAAATATAGTGTTGGTAAATTTTATATAAATAAAAAACCCACCTTAATTGGTGGGTTAAAATTTACGATGAACATCCAAAACATTCGAATGGACTATCACTTGGTTTTTGTGGTAAATTAATTTCATTTAATTTGACCGTAGGTTTTTCATATTTTGGTTTTTCAATTTTAGATATATCAACGGCTAAATGTTTTGCTCCTGTTGATATTGCTTTAGTTCTAACATAGTAACATAAAGTTTTTAAACCTTTTTCCCATGAATGAAAATGTGATGAAGTAATTTTGGACAATGTTGGATTACTCATATAAATGTTCATTGATTGTGATTGATCAATAAATGGTGCTCGGTCGGCTGCCATATCAATTAATTCTCTTTGTGAGATTTCCCAAATTGTTTTATATTTTTGTATTAAATGTTCAATCCTTTTAACCTTTTTATTATAATTTTTATCTTCAGCATCCAAATAATTATTGAAATTAATATTTTGAATTGAACCTTCGTTTAGAATTATTTCATTTTTTATATCTTCAGACCAAATACCCAATTTTTCAAAATCATTAATTAAATACTTGTTTACAATCATAATTTCACCACCAACAACTCTTCTATTAAAAATTGCTGAATGTGCAGGTTCTGTCATTTCATATGAACCGGTAATTTTAGCAGAACTAGCAACAGGCATTTGTGCGGTAAATAGTGAATTACATACACCATGTTCTGAAACACTTTTCTTTAATTCATTCCAATCCCACATTCCTGAAAGTTGATTTTCATTTAACCCCCACATATCAAATTGAAATACCCCTTGTGACATTGGTGACCCATTAAAAAATGTATATGGTTTATATTCACCGTTAATACATAACTGGTTGCTTTCATAAATGGCACCATAATAAATTGTTTCAAAAATTTCTTTATTTAATTTACGAGCTTCTTCAGATGTAAAAATATAATCCATTAAATAAAAAACATCAGCCAAACCTTGTGTTCCTATTGCAATAGCTCTTTGTTCTAATCCACCTTTTAATCCTTTTTTAGTTGAATAATTATTAATATCAATAACTTTATTTAAAGATCTAACAACTTTACGAACTTCACTAAACAATAATTCATGATTGAATTTTCCGTTTTGAATAAAGTTTTTTAATACAATGGATGAAAGAGTACAAATTGCAGTTGTTGTTTCGTCTGTATATTGGTAAATTTCATTACACAAATTTGACTGCTTAATTACACCAATATTTTGATGATTAGTTTTTTTGTTTGCACTATCTTTAGAACATAAATAAGGAACCCCAGTTTCAACTTGCGATTCAATTATTTTAGACCACACGTCTTGAGCTTTAACTTTTTTACCTAAACCTAATGAAACAGCCTTTTTATAATTTGTTTCATATTCGTCACCATAACATTCTTGTAATGGTTTTATACCCGCTTTAATAATATCATTAGGACAAAAAAGATACCAATCATCATTATTTTTTACCGCTCTCATAAAATTATCAGGAATCCAAAGTGCGGTAAATAAATCCCTAGCTCTAAGTTCTTCAGCACCTGTATTCTTTTTTATATCTAACAAATCAAAAATATCTTTATGCCATGGTTCTAAATAAATGGCGGCACTTCCAGGTCTTCTTCCTTGTTGATTAAAAAATCTTAATGATTCGTTTACAATTTTTAAATACTTTAATAATCCACCAGCAAAACCTCCCGAAGTTGTTATTCTACTTTCTTTACTACGAATGTTAGACATCGATAATCCAATACCAGCAGCATCAGAAGAAAAAGTCGATATATCATTCAACGTATCTAATAAACCTTGTCTAGAATCTGAATTATTATAATGTAAAACACAAGAAGCAAGTTGAGGAACTTTGGTTCCAGAATTAATCATAATAGGGGTCGCCTTTGAAATAAGTTGATTAGATAATGATTTATAATAATCGACCGCCTCTGAAAAACTATTAGTCACCCATAAAGCAACTCTCATATACATATGTTGAGGTCTTTCAATAACCCTACCATTTGGTCTTTTTAATAGATACATTTCTTGTAATGATCTCCAAGCAAAATAATCAAAATTATAATCTTTTTCGTGTTCAATAATATTATCTATTATTTCTTCACCATAATTTTGAATGGTCTCAATTAATTTTTCATGTATTACACCATCTTCATATAAGAGTTTCATTGTTTGTGAAAAACTATCATTTGTCTCTTTATGATATGATGAAATCGCAACAGATGACGCTAAACGAGAATAGTCATGATGACTACCAGTATACGCGGCAGCAATCTCATAAATTAATTTATCTAAATCTTTTGTTGTTATTTCACCCTCAGTTGGGACTGATGTAATAACTTTTATAAAGATTTCATCAGAGTTAACACTTAAACCTTTTGCTGCTCGTTTAACTCTATTATAAATTTTTTGGGGGTTAAATGATGCTGAGTCCCCTCCTCTTTTTAATATTTTTAATGACATAATGTATAAATTTAAAAATCTTCAGTGAATGATATAGTTTCGTTTAATTTTGCTTTTTGATATTCCATAGTCCTTGATTCAAAAAAGTTTCCTTTGGTTTCAACAGCAATTTGCTCCATGAACTTAAATGGTTGTTCAACATTAAACTCTTTACTACATCCCATTTTTACCAATAACCCATCAACCACAAATTCCAAATATTGTTTCATTAAATTAGAATTCATACCAATTAAAGAAATAGGTAAAGATTCGGTAATAAATTCTTTTTCAATTTCAAGTGCCGATAATAAAATTTCTTTAATTCTTTTTTCTGATGGTTTATTTTCACAATGATTATTTAACAAATGAATAGCAAAATCACAATGTAAATTTTCATCTTTAAAAATCAATGAATTAGCGTTACATAAACCTTGCATGATACCTCTTGATTTTAACCAAAATATTGAACAAAATGAACCTGAAAAAAATATACCTTCAACAGCAGCAAATGCTACTAACCTTTCTTGAAAAGATGCATTTTCAATCCAATCTAACGCCCATTTAGCTTTTTTCTGAACCGCAGGTAATCTATCAATTGCATTAAAACATTCGTCTTTTTCTTTTGGGTTATTAATATAAGTGTCAATCAATAACGAATACATTAGAGAATGTATATTTTCCATTGCTAATTGAAAACCATAAAAGAATTTAGCTTCAGGATATTGAACTTCCCTATAAAAGTTTTCGGCCAAATTTTCATTTACAATCCCATCTGATGCCGCAAAAAATGATAAAACATTTTTAATAAAATATTTTTCATTATCTGTTAATGTTTCCCAATCTCTAATATCATTTGTTAAATCGACTTCTTCTGCGGTCCAAAAGGCTGCTTGGTGTTGTTTATAAAATTCCCATATATCATTATGTTCGATTGGGAATATAACAAACCTTGAGGGATTTTCCTTTAATATTTTTTCCATAATTATTCTGATTTTTCTTGTTCTTTTTGTTTTTTTCTTTCTAACAGTTCTTTAATTCTGTTACGATTTTTTTCTTCCTTCTGTTCTTCATGACCTAAGAAAGTCACACTTTGTTCAGTATCAATTTCAAGCATTCCATTATCAAACTTACAGTTTTCAAATATAATACCGTCCTTTCCAATTCTTGACTTTGTAATTGCAATTGTCGCCAAATTCATTTCTTTTTGTTGTAATGATTTAGCCACTGTAATAATTACGTGTCCTACTTGAGCCTTTTTAATTGATCCACCCATTTGATCCGTTGTTACAACTTCAGATGAAATTGAGTTTCTATTACCTTGTGTGGCTGTCCAACCTGCAATGTCCAATTCGTGACACATTGCTTCAAATCCTCGCATGACCGATCCTTCGCTTTTCCATTCATCACCTAAACTTTTGTCAGGTACTACACAATCAATATAATCTAAAATAATCATATCAATTTTAGTTCCTTCGGCAATCATCTTTCTTACTTGATTTTTAATCTGATTCATGGTTACAGTATCAGAAGCCAATTTTTTCATTATCAACTTATTTTTTCTTGTTGATTGAATGTGTTTAACTTTTTCCATAACTTCAGTTTTGTTTTCAGATAAATCATCAGGATGAATACCAGTCCAAAGTGTAAAGTGTTTTCTTTGAATAATTTTTGGGTTGTCTTCAAAAAATATTTGAAGAACGTTATACCCTAAGTTAAATGCGTGATTTGCAATTTTGGTTGTAAACGTTGATTTACCAACTCCGGTAGGGGCTAAAATAACACCAATCTCTCCTTTGGCTAATCCTCCTTTTAATAAGTTATCAATACCGGGTACACCAATAGGAATTGGGTGTCTGTAATCGTCGTCCAAAACCTCATCAAGGTTAAAAAATACATCACTTGTTCCTTTATCAACTTCACCAACTTGTAGTGCTCCCCTTACCATTTCTTCCAACTTATCATAACTTTCAAAATCACCTTTATCGATGATTGATTGTGCTTTAGTCATTACTTTTTGGAGCTCTTGTTGTTTACAAAATTTTAGGGATTTTTCTTGAACAAAAATTGAACCTTCGTCAGATACATCTTTAACTTGTTTTAATGTATCTAAAATGCTCTTTTGAGCCATCGCAGAGGTGATTTCTGACTTGGTTAGTTGTTCTAAGGTATCAAATGTCGGTGTATGCTCGTATTTTGAATAATATTCTTTAATCATTTGACAAATGATTCTAAAATATTGGTTATCAAAATAATGAGGATCGATTACTTCAAGGATAGAATTAGAAAAATCTTTGTATGTTATAATGTTATTTAATAATTGAATTTGAAAAGTATTTCCTAAGTACCCGAAGTTTTTTTTGTCTGACATATTGT